TGAGGACCGAGCGGTCCACCTTGAAACCGTCACGCACGACCTGGCCACAGCACGGGCAGGTTTTCTTGCCTTCACGCCGGGCCAGGGCCCGGTAGACGGCCGTCTTGCTGATTCCCACCTTCACAGCTGCAGCGTAAGGCGTCAGGCCCTGGTCTTCGACGAGCGCGAGCGCCCGCATGGTCTTCGAGAGGGCCATGTCGTCTTCTTCGTCTTCGGGTTCGAGTTGTAAGGGTTGCTTACAGTACACCGAGACGCCGGTCTCTGGCCAGCTGTCGGGCACGCTGGTGAAGGCGCTGGCGCTGAGCGTGCCTGCGTTGTCCCAGGCCATCAGGGCGAGCACCTCGGGCTTGGCCGCGTAGTCCCTGAGCTTGGCCGCGAGCGTGGCGGGAAACTGGGCGAGGAAGGGGTCGAGTTCGAGCTGGATCATGTTGCGGTCTTTCGGTTGAGGTACTTGACCCAGCAGCTGGCGCAAAGCCAGCGACCGGGCGAGAGTTCGACGCCACCTTCGACCAGGCGGTCTTGGTGGCAGCGGGCGCAGAGGCGGAAGGCGGTCATGCGGGCACCCGCGAGCTGTAACGGCGGCCAGACTGCGCGTCTTCGTCGAGCTGAGCTGCGGCGTCACCCAGCAGGATGGCGTCGCGTTGCAAGCGGGCGGCCTTGGCGCGCCACTCTTCGGCGGTCTCCCGCAGAGACTGCGCAGCCGAGCGCCCTGGCTCGAGACGGACATCGAGGTTGATGTCCAGGCTGGTGATGCAGGCGTAGGCGGCCTGCGCGCCGATGATTGTGCGGACTCTCATGCTTTGCGTTCCTGAAGGTTGCGGGCCAGGCTGTACTGGTCGACGGCCTCGGCGACTGAGGTGCCGCCGAAGTAGTAGTGCTTCGCTGCGTCCCAGTCGACGCGGCCAGCGAGCTGCGGGTGCCGCGCGAGCAGGGCGTCGGTGAACCGGGCGAGCCAGTTCGCCTGCTTCTGGGCCTTGGTCTCGGCGTAGTGGTAGCGGCGGGTCATGATCAGGGTCTCCAAAAGAAAAGGTCTGCGATGAGCACGCCGATGCAGACCACCAGGAAGGCGATGCGCCAGGCGCGCTGTGGCCAGGTCAGGGCCACGGGGTCGAAGTCGAAGAGGTCGTGTTTCATGCGGGTCTTTCGTGAAACACCAGCAAGCGGCTGGCACGCGGTGCGATGGCACTGCAAAGCCCCCAGGGCGGGGGCTTCACGCTGACATCAGGCGGCCACCAGGTCCTGCACGTCGATGACGTTGGACTTGAGCTGGGCCATGCCATCGGCAAGCGACCACAGGGCGCGGTTGAGCTTGACGTTTTCGTTGACGCCGGCCACCTCACGAGTGGTCATGCGGCGACCGGTGGCGCCACGACCGGACACGCCACCGCGCACCAGGTTTTCCTGGATGCGGTTAAACGTGGTCCACAGGTCACCCTTGCGGTCTTCCCAGCGACGGGCCTGGAGCACGCCCTGGGCGGTCACCGGTGCCTGGTCGTCCCAGCGCAGCTGCAGGGCGCTGTTGGCCAGCAGGAGTTGTTCTTCGGGCTTGAGCTCGATGGACTTGTAGGTCTCGATGCGGTCTTCGGCCAGCTGCAGGTGGTCGAGCACCCGCGTGGCCCCTTCGATCACGTCGTGCACCACGTTGCCAGAGTGGCGGATGCGCACGTCTTCGCACACGTTGCCGGCGATCAAACCGTTCGAGCACACCATGCGAAAGAAGCCGGCCAGGAGCTGGTAGCTGCTGGTGCCGTCGTGGCTGTTGAGCAGGATGATCTCGCCGGCCTCTTCGCGCTGAGTGCCGACTTCACTGATGTGGCGCAGGCGGACCATGTGCTTCGTGAATTCACGGCGCGACTGGTCACGCACACGGGTCTGGCGCACCTCGAAGGGCTGGAAACCTTCGGCACGCAGGCCGTCGAGCACGTCGATCGTGGGGATGAAGCGGTAGCGCTCGCCACGGCTGCTGTGGGCCTCGGTGGCCAGCACGCTGGGGGCGTAACGGGCGATCTGGTCGTTGGACAGCGGGCTGTTGGAACGGAAGGCGGCTTGGTTGGAAGAGGTAGCGAAACGGTACATGGTGAACTCCTGGTTTTTGCCCGTACAGGGGCGGGGTGGTTGAACATCAGGTTTGTGGCCTGATGCTTCGCATTGTAGTGCACAGAAACTGTTACCGTCAACTAGGTGTTTTCCCTAATGCCGGCAAAAAGTCATGCAAATAACGCATGACTTCATGCTCAGACGCGATGCGACATAAAAATCAGCCGCTTCATCACTTCCAGTGTTTATGACGGATCGACGTGAAAATTTGTGGGCTTATGACACTTGCATGGGGTTGAGTTCTCATCTAGAATTTTTCGCGGGACAGTGCGTCTCCAAAAAACCGAACCGGCGAACAGCCGGTTTTTTCATTTCCGGCCCGCCTTCGCGCGGGCCTTCGCATTTCAGGAGCTCATGCGATGCGCCAGATCACGATCACCATGGCCGATGACGGCCGCATCACTGTCGAGTCGCCCGACATGGAGCAGCCCTACACGTGCGACAGCGTCGATGAGTGCCTCGAGTACGTGAGCGACATGCTCAAGGGCGAAGAGGCAAACGAGCCTGGCCAGGCTGAAGAGGCGGCCGAGCCCAGCATGGAATCGATGTGGAACGAAGAGGCTGCGCAGCGTCCTGCGCAACCCAACCTGATGGCCTGAGTGCACAAACGCTGCACAACTGCACACGCAAAAACGCCGGTTCTCCTCTGAAGAGCGCCGGAAATTCGAGTCCTCAAACAGGACTTTCAACCGCGAAGGAGCGAAAAATGGAACAGTCCTACGGCAACCCCAAGAGCCGCAACGTCAGCATCGCCGCTGGCCGTGTCGGCGGCAACCAGACCCAGGGCGCTGGCACCGTGCCCAGCAAGGTGAGCGTGCCCCTGCCTGGCACCAACGCCACGCAGCCCAAGCAGGGCGGCGGCATGAAGCAGAACGTGCCCGGCTTCCAGGGCGGCGTCATCCCCGGAAAGATCTGATGCCCTCCCGCTCACCCGCCCAGGCGCGCCTGATGGCCGCCGCTGCGCACAGCCCCGCCTTCGCCAAGAAGGTGGGCGTGCCGCAGTCTGTGGCGCGTGAATTCAACCAGGCTGACAAAGGGTCCGGGCTCATCGCCCGGGCAATGCAAGATGGCAAAAGCAGGCAAGAACGCAAGCCGGCACGCTGACCTGGCGGGGGCACCGCCCCAGATGGCCACCGTGCAGGACCTGCAGGGCGCCAATGAGCCCCTGACCGGCAACGGGCACGCACGCCAGCGCAGCGCCAGCACCAAGGGCGTGAACCGGCACCGCATGAACCTGCGCGCCGTCAGCGAGGCCCTGGTCGAAGCAGGCCTCGACCCAGCCGTCGAGATCCTGCGCATCCTGCAGGCCAAGGTGCCGGCCACCACCCGAGGCGGCGCGCCGGTGCTCGACGCCAAGGGCCAGCCCATCATGGTCGACGCGATCGACCCCGACACCAAGCTGCGCACCCTCAACGAGATGCTGTAGTACACCCAGCCCAAGCTGAAGGCCGTGGAGATGAAAGTCTCCGGCAGCCTGGAGCTGGACGACGACCAGCTCAACCAGCGCCTCTCCGCGCTCATCGCCAAGGCCGCGAAGTGACGCTCGACCTCACCCGCATCGACCTGAGCGCGCTCAGCGAGGACGAGAAGCGGGAGCTGTACGACCTGCTCAAGGCCAAGGACACCCGCGCCAAGCGCAACCGCCTGGCCGCCTACAAGCCCTACGCCAAGCAGGTCGACTTCCACACCTCCGGCCACGACTTCCGCGAGCGCCTGTTCATGGCCGGCAACCAGCTGGGCAAGACCTGGGCCGGCGCGTACGAGACCGCCATGCACCTCACCGGCCAATACCCGGCCTGGTGGAAGGGCAAGCGATTCAACTATGCGATCCGCGCCATGGCCGGCTCAGAGTCCGCCGAGCTGACCCGCAAGGGCGTGCAGCGCCTGCTGCTGGGCCCGCCAGAGCTGCGCGAGGAGTGGGGCACCGGCGCGATCCCCTACGCGGCGGTCAAGGACACCAGCATGAAGCAGGGCGTGGCTGACGCCGTCTCCAGCGTCGTGGTGCGCCACGTGTGCGGTGAGGACAGCGTCATCCAGTTCAACAGCTACGACCAGGGCCGGGGCAAGTGGCAGGCCGACACCGTCGACTGGGTCTGGTTCGACGAGGAGCCGCCCCTGCCCATCTACTCCGAAGGCCGCACCCGTACCAACGCCACGGGCGGCAGCGTGATCGTCACGTTTACCCCGCTGCTCGGCATGTCCGACGTGGTCAAGCGATACCTGCTCGAGAAGCCCGAGGGCACCAGCGTCACGACGATGACGATCGACGACGCCGAGCACTACAGCCCCGAAGAGCGGGCCCGCATCATCGCCGGCTACCCCGAGCACGAGCGCGAGGCCCGCGCCAAGGGCATCCCGACGCTCGGCAGCGGGCGCGTGTTCCCCGTGTCCGAAGACCTGGTGAAGTGCGAGCCCTTCGCCATCCCGAAGCACTGGCCGCAGATATGCGGACTCGACTTCGGCTGGGATCACCCGTCGGCGGCTGCGCGGCTCGCGTGGGACCGCGACGCGGACGTGGTGTACGTCACGCAGACGCATCGGGCACGCGAGCAGACGCCGGTGCTGTTCGCGGCGAGCGTGCGCCCGTGGGGCAAGTGGCTCCCGTGGGCGTGGCCGCACGACGGCTTGCAGCACGACAAGGGCAGCGGCGAGCAGCTGGCCGCGCAGTACCGCGAGCAGGGGCTAGGCCTGCTGCTCGAGCGCGCGACGTTCCCCGACGGCACGAACGGGCTGGAGGCGGGCGTGATGGAAATGCTGGACCGGATGCAGACCCGGCGCTGGAAGGTGTTCTCCAGCTGCGCCGACTGGTTCGAGGAATTCCGGCTCTACCACCGAAAGGACGGACTGATCGTGAAGGAACGCGACGACCTCATCAGCGCATCGCGCTACGCGATGATGATGCTGCGCGCCGCGAAGGTGGAGCGCCGCGCCGTCTCCGACTCGCCGTCCGCAAGCTGGCTCGGGTAATGGCAGACAGGGACATCCTCGCCGACGCGCGCGAGCGGTTCTCGCTCGCCCACGCGGCCGAGTCGGAGAACCGGCGCAACGCGCTGGAGGACCTGAAGTTCGCCCGCATGGGGGAGCAATGGCCCGACGCCATCAAGCGCGCCCGCGAGTCCGAGGGCCGCCCGTGCCTGACGATCAACCGCATGCCGGCGTTCGCGCGCCAGATCGTCAACGACGCGCGCCAGAACCGACCGGCGATCAAGGTCCGACCCGCCGACAGCAACGCCGATCCCAAGACGGCCGACATCTACAACGGGCTGATCCGCAACATCGAGCAGACGAGCAACGCCGAGGTGGCCTACGACACGGCGCTGGAGAGCGCGGTCTACGGCGGCTTCGGCTACTTCCGTATCCGCGCCGACTACGCGCACGACGACACGTTCGACCTCGATATCCTCATCGAGCGCGTCGCCAACCCGTTCACGGTCTACGGGGACCCGGCCAGCCAAGCGGCGGACGCCTCGGACTGGCGGTTCGGGTTCGTCACGGACTTGGTGCCGCTCGCCGAGTTCAAGGCGCGCTACGGCAAGGACGCGGAGACGGCCGGCTGGTCGAGCGACGGCGACGACAAGAACCAGCTCTGGCACGAGGACGACGCGGTGCGTGTCGCCGAGTACTGGGACCGCTCCGAGGTCAAGCGCAGGATCGTGCTGCTGTCGTCGGGCCTGGTCATCGAGGCCAAGCAGTTCCTCGCCAATCAGGCGATGTGGGACGCCGTCGGCGTGTCGGTCGTGGGCGAGCGCGAGGTGCTGGGCTACAAGGTCACGCAGTACCTGCTCACCGGCGCCGAAGTGCTCGACACGAAGGCGTGGAGCGGGCAGTACATCCCGATCGTCCCGGTCTACGGCGACGAGGTGAACGTCGAGGGCAAGCGGTACTTCCGGGGCATCGTGCGCGATGCGCGTGACGCCCAGGTCATGTACAACTTCTGGCGCACATCCAGCACCGAACTGGTTGCGCTCGCCCCGAAGGCGCCGTGGATCGGTCCCAAGGGCTCGTTCGACTCGGACCTCGGGCGCTGGCAGACGGCGCACAGCAAGTCGCATCCGTTTCTGGAGTACGACCCGCAGCCGGGGGCGCCGCCGCCGCAGCGCCAGCCATTCGCGGGCGTGCCGGCGGGCGCGATCCAGGAGGCGCTGTCGTCGTCGGACGACCTCAAGTCGATCATCGGCATCTACGACGCGGGCCTTGGCGCGCGAAGCAACGAGACCAGCGGCAAGGCCATCCTCGCCCGCCAGCGCGAAGGCGACGTCTCGACGTTCCACTACATCGACAACCTGTCGCGCGCGATCCGCTACGCCGGGCGCGTGCTGCTGGACCTCATCCCTGCGGTGTACGACAAGCCGCGCATGGTGCGGATACTCGGCGAGGACGGCGCGCCCAAGACGGTGCCCGTCAACGGCGTGCAGGGGCCGGGTGGGCAGCTGATCCCGGCCGAGCGTGCCCGCGAGATGGACCCGCACGCGCACGTCTACGAGCTCGCCCGCGGCAAGTACGACCTGGTGGTGGAGGCCGGCCCGTCGTTCAGCACCCGCCGGGACGAGGCGTCGACGTTCCTGCTGGAGACCATCCGCGCGAACCCGGCGACCGCGCCGCTGCTGATGGACGTGATCGCGAAGAACATGGACTTCCCGGAGGCCGAGACGGTCGCACGGCGATTCCAGGCCATGTTGCCGCCGCAGATCCAGCAGATGGAGGCGCAGCAGGACGGCAACGCGCCGCCCGAGCAGGTGCTGATGCAGCAGATCCAGGTGCTGCAAGGGCAGCTTCAGCAGGCGCAGCAGATGCTGCAACAGGCCGACGTGCAGCGCACGCAGCTCGACGCGATGAAGGTCCAGCAGGACGCACAGATCGAGGCGCAGCGGCTCGCGCTGCAACGCGAGATCGAGGACCAGAAGGCGGCGCTCTCGAAGTACGAGGCCGACCTGAAGGCGCAGGTCACGTTGCAGGTCGAGGCGATGCGCGCCGAGGTGCAGGGGCAGACCCAGTTGCGCCAGTTGGCGGCCGACGATCAGCGTGCGCAAGCCGCGGCCTCGCAGCAGCGCGAAGCGGCGGGCGTGCCGGTGCTGGAGCAGGCGACGCAGGCGATCCTGGACGGCATGGCGCAGATGCAGGCCGAGTTCGGCCAGCGCATCGAGGCGATGGGGGCGGCGATGAACGCGCCGCGCGAGCTGTTGCGCGACCCTATGACCGGGCGTGTGGTCGGCGTGAAGGTCGGCGACACGATCCGTCAGGTCGCGCGAGACGAATCGGGCCGCGCGGTCGGCCTTCAGTAACCAAACGAGGAAGCGATGGCCCTGCAACTGTCCACCACCGTGCTCAACGCGCGGCTCGACGCGATCGAGTCGACGATCGGCACGTCGCCGATCATGAAGGTCCGCACGGGCGCGGCGCCGGCGAACTGCGCGGCGGCCGACACCGGCACCGTGCTCGCGACGCTGACGCTGCCGTCCGACTGGATGGCCGCGGCGAGCGCCGGAGCCAAGGCGAAGTCCGGCACGTGGCAGGACACGAGCGCGGACGCCACGGGCACCGCCGCGCACTTCCGCATCTACGACTCCGGCGGAACGACCTGCCACATCCAGGGCACGGTCGGCGTCGGCACCGGCGACCTGCAAGTCGACAACACGTCGTTTGCGACCGGCCAGGCTTTCACGGTGACGAGCTTCACCATCACCGATCCGAACGGCTGACCGCGCCATGGCCGCGATGACCGACGCGCAGCAAGTCGCTGCGTGGCAGCAGTACATGCAGAACCTGACCGGTGAGTTGGCCTGTTCCAAGGCAGACGCGCGCGCTGCGCTCGACGCGACGGATGCATGGGTCGATGCGAACTGGACGTCGTTCAACTCGGCGCTGCCGGCCGCGTTCCGCCAGCCGGCGACCCGCAAGCAGAAGGCGCTACTGCTGCTGTGCGTGATCGAGAACCGCTTCAAGGTGGACGCCTGACATGGCAACGCGCGCGATCTTCACGCCGCTGTCGGCCGAGTTCCCGTCGAGCAACTTCCCGGCGCTGCTGGTCGACGGCCAGAGTCGCCCGTACCTCGCGTTCGACGCAGCAGCCGTAACCGGCGAGACCTGCTACTGGTCGTTCATCGCGCCGCAGGGGCTGACCGGCACGATCACGGTGGTGATCACCTACCGGATGGCGAGCGCGACGACCGGCAACATCATCTGGCAAGCGGCGCTGGAGGCGATCACCGACGGCGACGCGACCGACACCGATTCCGCGTCGTCCGTCGACACCAAGAACAGCAGCGCGACGACGGCGGTGCCGGGCACGGCGGGCTACATCGACCAAGTGTCGATCACCATGACCAACGCGGACAGCATCGCGGCAGGCGACTACTGCCGGCTTGTGATCAACAGGGACAGCAACAACGCGTCCGACACCGCGCTCGCGGACGCCCATCTCCTGCTCGTCGAGCTGCGCGACGCAGCGTAAGGGGTAGGGCGTGTCCGTCGGCGTATCGGGGCTCACCGACTACATCCTCCGCACGGCAGGGGTCACGCAGAACGACCCCAGCACGGTGATGATGTGGGTCCGGCGCGACAGCGCACGAGCCTTTGGCGCGCTGCACGTCATTGGCGACGCCGGTGGGACCCTGTACGAAGGCATCTATCTCGACAGCGTCGCCGGGACGGCGTTGCGGATGGAGTACCAAGGCGGGAGCGCGAACGGCACGACTGCGCTCACGGCCGGGGTCTGGTATCACGTCACGCGGGTGAGGAACGGGTCGAACCGAACCGTCTACCTCAATGCCGTATCCGAGTTGACGCTCGCCGGCGCCAACGCATTCACGACGGCGAGCGAGGTCGTCGCGGGCAGCGCGGTCACGGCATTCCCAGGCGTAGTCGCCGGGTTCAAGAGTTGGAACGCGGCGCTGACAGCCGACGAGATCGCGCGCGAGATGCGCACGATCCGTCCGCAGCGCACGGCGAACCTCGCAGGATTCTCGCCGTTCTCGAGCACGTCGCGACTTGAGGATCTCGCGAACGGCGGCGCGTGGACCATTGGCGGAACAGGCGTCAGCGACAGCGACAGCCCGCCCGTGTCCTGGGGCGGCTCGCCGATCATCCTGCCACTGGTCGTCCTGGCGGGCGTCAACGGCACGCTGTCCACGACGCTCGGTGCGGCGACCGCATCGGGCGCCGGGGCGCTGGCGCTCACCGGCGCCGCGGCACCGACGCTGTCGGCGGCGACGGCAGCCGGCGCGGGCACCCTGGCACTCACCGGCTCGGCGAGCCCGACGCTGTCGGCCGCCACCGTGTCGGGCGCGGGCGCCGTCGCGCTGGCTGCGGCGGCGAGCGTCACCCTGTCGGCGGCGACGGTCTCGGGCGCGGGCACCCTAGCGACGCCTGCGGTCGAGGGCACGCTTG